TTCCAAATTCCTGTGGCCGTGTCGGATAAGATCAACGTAAATAAAAGCCCTAGTATTCCGCTTATTGGTAAAAAAAACGAAAAGCAAATAGTTAGTAATTTCAACGCTGAGTTTTTAATTGAGTAAAGTAATAAAAATAATTGTAATTTCATAAGTTCATATCTTCGAGTGCTTCAGTCAAACTGAAAGTTAAATAAAAAAATAATGTCACCCCTGCCAAATTAATGTAAGGTTCTGTGCCTTGACAAATTAAAGAAAACGAAGTTAAAAAACCTGCTATAAAATATAAACCTGCTAAATAATTACTTTTCATTTTCTATTTTTTTGGTGGTGTTATGTCCTTTGGTGGTTCGTCTGTTTGTTCTATTTTTGCCGTGTGTATATTTAATCTTAAATCTTTAAAAGATATTATTTCTTTGTCTTCGCTTTGGTCTATTTCCTCACTTGAAATTATCCAATTATCGTTTGCATCTTGGATAGGGTTAAAATATACATCAGTTATAAATTGACGACCTATTAATTTATCTTTTTCTTCTTCGGTTATTATCGCTACTTGCTTCATACTTGTCTTCCTAGTGTTGTTTGAAATGTTTGAATTCTATTATATAGTAAAGTACATTCTGCTTGTGTTAAACCCAATCCAATGTGTGCGAATGCTATTTGTCTTGAATAATATAAATCGATAGCGGTATTATTATTATTTCTTGCACCTAAATAAATTGGGTGGTTAGACACCGTAATTTCTGAGTTTCCGTAACTTGCCGTAGTTCCATTTAAAGCAACTATTGTATTACTAAAATTAATACGACTTTGAATTAAATTTAAAGCAGTTGTTGTTGGTGTAGATACCCCCGTTCCTGTATTTGAATTGTGAAATATAGTAGTGCTAGGAGTATTTAAACTTAAATAAATAGAAGCAATAAAGCCGCCCGTTTTTGTTCCGTAAGGTGTTCCCGCATCAACACTATTTGTTCTTGAATAATGCGAAAGTGAGCTATTGCCTAAACCCCAATGTGTCATAGGTACTAAATAAGTATTTGCGTACGCATTGCTTCCGTTTCCCTGTATTCCATTATTTGTAAAAGTCCAACCACCAAAAAAAGTTAGTCTATGTCCTAAATCAGTATCAACTGGGTTCTTTAAGTTAAATTTACAGGTCGTTGCTGTTCCACCAACAAAGGGATAAACGGCTAACATTTTATTCCATAAACTATCCGCTTTTAATCCAATTACTAAAGCATCAATAGCGTTTTGTTGCGTTGTGTTAGTTATCGCAGTGGCTGTAATAAATGCTTGTGCGTCTGGATCAAATGCTGGCGGTGGTGGTGTTGTTATTCCTATAATATCTGTTAAACCTGCCCACGATAAAAAATGTGATTTTCCCCAATTAATTAAATTGTTTGCGGCTTGCCCCCAACCTATTGTATTGTTTGCGGCACCGTCTCCCCAACCATTGCTATTTGCCATTCTCTATTTTTTTTAAGTAAGTCTTTAACTTTACGATATTAACTTCTTTTGGTTTGTAAGTTTTTAAATGTACCACCCTGTGTAATTATTATTAGTATCTGGAAACATATCGCTATTCGTGTTTGTGCTGTATTCTGGAAATAAACTTGTATTTAAAGTTATGTAATCAATAAATCGCTGCGTGTAATGCTGAGCAATTTGCGTCTCCTTCTCAATTAAAAAGTCTATTTCGTTTTTGTCTGCGGTTGTGCTGTTTTCCGAATTGTGTTTATATACTCCTTTGTTTGAAATCGTGTAAGCTGCGAAGGGTAAATAATACTTCATTGCTAGGTGGATCAACATTGGCTTTAAATAAACAGTTGTAAGCGTTAAATAATTACCCGATAATGTATTTGCTATAATGTCCGCTTTTATCTTATTTAGTAACTGCGTACCGGTGAAATTTTGCAAATCGGTATCTTGTGCAATTTTAATATATTGCAAAAAATTATCTACGTCAACCGATCCATTTAACGAAGTGTATTTTGTTAAGTCTAATCTAGTTATTAAAAGTGCTTCAGCCATTATCTTGTTATTACTCTTGGTTTTTGTGGGTTGCTCGGTAAAAAGCCGTAATTATCCATGTCAACAGGGCGTTTAGAAACAAGCTCTGGGTTGCTAACTATGTAACCGCTTATCGCTGCTTTTAACTGTCCTATTTGCTTTGCTTCATTTATATTAAGCGCCTTACCTAAAGGAACAACATAAACTTGTTTATTCCACCGGTGGTAACAGTTGCCGCCGCCTTTGTAAAGAAAAATGTCGTAAGTCGCCGCTCCTTTAGGGCCCCAACCTTCATTTACAGGAACGTCTTTCATAGCAACAATATCTTCTTTACGATAAATTTTATTAGCTGTAATCATCTGGTAACAGAAAGGCCTTGTTTTTTCGTTTATTGCTCCAACAAATTTGTATCGAACAATAAATTTCATCTGGTTAATTACTTTATCTTGTCTGCTTGTTATGTTTGGTCGTGCGTCTCCAGTTGAAATTAGATTGACAATTTTAGATAATAAACTTCGTTTTGTGTCTTTACTCAATAACTCGTTTTCTTTATCGTCATTTTCGTAGTCAACTTCTTTTTCATCAATTAAGATCCAATTTTCTTGCGGTTCTTCTCCTAAATCAATTAAGGCGTTTATCTGTGAACTTAATTCTGTTCCTGTTTCTTCTGCAACCTGTTCTTCGTTTTGCGTGTTTTCTAAGTCTGTAAATTCTAGCGGTTGTAAAGTCTTAAAAAATAATTTTAAAGCAACTCCGTTGTAAGCTAAAATACTATCAAAGGCGTCTAATAGTTCTTCCTGGAATGGTCGAATTACCATATTATCAAATAATACACTAGAATTTTTTAATTCGTCTGCATTACTCGAAAACCCGTTTGTTGAAGCCACTCCAAATAATAAAGGGCTAGTTATGTTGTGGCCTAACATTATTTTTTTTAAGCATTCTTCGCTCAAATAAGTATAATGTTCCGGAGCGTTATTCAGTGGTATGTCTTCAACGGTTGTTTTGCTTTCTACATTATTATTAAATGCAACGATTACTTTTTGCCCCCTGCTCCCTGTTAATTTGCTTAAAACTTTACTTGATATAATATTTTGTTGTTCGTCTGTTGGTATGCCGTTATTAAAATTGACAACTTTGGTTCCGCTAAAACCGTTCTGCACTTCGTTAATTAAATAGTCTGCAATCTCTTCTTCTAAAAGTGTATAAGGAACGGCCCCTTGATAATCTGGATAAGCATAATATTTCATTCCCACTGAATAAGGTTTGGAGAATAAAATTTCAATCTTTTCTTTGCTATAACCAAACGCATTAAATCTAATCGGCGCAAACTTCTTTGTGTCGTCCCAGTTGTCGCTATAATAGTAACCTGTTATTTGTCCGTCTTTGTCGCATTTTTCAGCTCGCAATAAATTAACTGGTATGTGGTACGCTTTTATAATTTTATCATGCTTTGCGTTATAGTGTACTTGAATAGCAAATTGCCCAAACATTTTACGATCAAGAACCATTTTACGAACGTCTTCCTTGTGAAATAAAGTCATCATTTGCGCGTATTCATTCGGCTTTTTATTAGCGTCTACTGCGCTGAGTCCTTTGCCGTAAATTAAACGCGCTACGTTGTTTATAATAGCGTTATTTGTCGTTGAATTAGAATACCGTTCAATTAAGAATTGAAAATATTGGTCGCCGTCTTCAGTTAAAAAGTCCACCCAATTTTCCCGGTTAGTTTCCGAAATAACTGGAGAAGTGTAAGCTGACAAATTGAGTACGTGTAAATTATTCATAAACTATAAATTCATTGGTTGTTGAGTTACTTACATACTGGTTATTATTTACAGAGAATGTAACTAAAGGTTGTGCTGTACAGAATACGCGATCTTTAAAAATTATGTTGGTGCCTATCCTTAGAACTAAATTATATGTGTGACCTTCTATTAATGCGTAACTTGCTGTAATTGTGTAAATATAGTTCCCCGTTGTTCTAGAAGTGATCGTTATTGCAGTAGTAACATTTGTTTGTTCGTCTGTTATTTCCATAACGTTAAACGTGTTGTCGCGTGGTATGCAATTAAACGTCTGTGGCGTTGTCGAAGGTGTCAATACTATCATATTTATATAATTAAATTTTTGTGTTTTTGTTCTTTTTTTAAGACAAAAAAAAAGCCGAACTATGAAGAACGGCTTTAAAAAATAATTTTTTAGTTATTACACGTTTGTAATAATAGAAGTTGCACCTGTAACCGTTTTAATTTGCGTATCTCCATAAGGGAAAAGAACGTTTAAGTGGTTGGCTGGCAAAATTTCTTCGCCCTTCATGGTAACGGTGTAACCCACAAGATCACCCATTGCCGTTCCGTTCGATATAGTCGTTGTAACTACGTCTAAGCCGTTCTCTAAGCCTGCTAAAAAGAATTTATTGCTAAATGATTGAACGATAACCGTTGGTCTTCCCCAAGCAAGTAATTTCATTTGCTTAGTTTGTTGCGCAGTTAAACCTTTAGTTGTAAAAGTTAGATTTTGCTCAACAAATGTCGTTCCGTTTTCACGTGAACTTGTTATTGTTTGCTCAAAAGAATTTGCTCCTTTCAACTCGTATTTATACAAAGTTGAAGCCGCTGGAGTTAGTGTTAGAGTGTTTAATTGATCGGAAGTGTCTCCCGAACCGTAATTAGCTGAAGGTTGAGTAAGAACAACCCCGTAATTTAGGAAATAAATTGCTTTAATTCCACCAACGTTGTTCTGGCAATCATCTGCGTAACCGTGATTTAATAATTCACAAGCCATTTCGTTTTGTTTTTAAATTATGAATAAAATAAAGCGGAATTATTACACTCCGCTTTTTATTTAATATTATGCGCCGTAAGTCACCGCGTCTGAAGCAAAACCAATTTCAACGCCTGCATTGTAACGTAAAATTACTCTTACATTTGCGCTGCCGTCAAGATCGGCCATGTCTAAAACTTTCACTTCATTTTGCGAATTTAAAAGTCCGCAGCCGAAATACAAATTATCAACTGTTGTTGCTATTGCATTGTCTGCACCTAGTCCGTTAGCCATGAAAATCGGAATTCCGTCGAAAGATAAACTTCCGTTTGTAAACCATTGCGTTCCCTGTGCGTTTACTCCTGCTGCTCCTAAGCCACTTGCTCCAAAACCTCCAAGCGCCCTTACGTACAATTTAGCAATTTTTTGTGATACATAAATTCTCAACCCTTCGTTTCCGTAAAGTGACGCGGGAATTGCATCTACAATTCTTCCAAGTTCTCCGATTACTGTTCCTGCGTTTAAAGCCGCGCCTACTAATGGTGTTGTTACTGCTGGCGCACCTGCTGCGATTAATTTTGCTTTTAAACCTAAATAAGAACCTGTTGTTGCTGTACCGCTCCAGATTGCTGTTTCTGTAGCCGCTGCTACTTTTTCCGCAACGTGTGCAATTAAGAAATCAGCAAATGTTTTAGGCAAAGTTTTAAACCCGCTATAACCAAGTTCTGCCGATTGCCAATTTTGAAAAAGATCACTTTTACAAAGTTCAATATTTACTTGTAATTCTTTTGTTGTTAATACGCTTTCAGTAAGTGTTACGGTTCCCGAAGGTGTAAAAGCGCAAGAAGCGTCGGTTACTATGGTTCCCGTTGCTACTTTCTGAATTACTTGTTTGTAAGCAACGTTTGGGAGTATTGTTACTCCACCTTGCTCTAATGTTGGTGCGCTTAATAAAGCTGCTGCGATATACTTGCCTGCGAATTCGCCTGCGTAAGTGGTACCTGCTGTTACTGGATTTGGCATTTTTTAAATTTTTTTTAAATTGTTTATACTTATTTTAATTTGCTTATTTTATCCATTATAGAGTCCATTGTTGAACGTGGTCTTTTTGATCCATAATGAACGCTTTCAATTTCATTCGTGTTTTCTGGGTTAAAAGAAATTGGCTTAACGTCTGCAAGTTCGGTTACCTCGTTTGTAACTGCGTTAACTTTTGACAAGTTTTCTAATTTAGCTTTTAACTCAATATTTTCTGCTTTTAATTTTTCTATGTCTGCGAAGAATGTTTCTTTAACAATGCTTTCGATTGTTTTCTTTGTTGTTTTTGCTTCAACCTCTTCTTCAACTTCTGGTGCTTCTTCAACAACTTCTTCTTCAGTTGTCGCAGCGTCTTTAACTTCTAAAATAATGCCTTCAACTTCAACTACTAAAATTCTTCCGTCTTCTAACTCATATTCTCCAACCGGAACAGGTATTTTTTGTTCGTCTTCAGTTACGATAAATACTTCTTTGTCAGTTTCAAAAGTGTCAGCTTCAAAAATTGTTATCCCGTCAATTAATTTAATCGTTTCTAATTTCACTTCCATTCCAAGTAAATTTTTAATCTGGTTAATTACGCTTGTTTTCATTTTTTCGATTTAGGTTATATTTATATAATTTAATTGTTTTTATTTTGTTGTATTTTTAAAATTAAATTGATCCAATTCCTTGCGCTTGTAAACTTCCGTCGCAACACTTTATGGAGTATTTTTTTCCGTCTTTACATAGGCACGCCCTTGTTCCTCCTTTAGGGCTTGTTTGCGATTGTTGTACTGGCTTTTTTGGTTTATTGTTCATTTTGTTATGTTTTTTTAGTGCTCCTGTATCCTAAGCCTGTGCTCTAGAATGTAAATCTCTTAAAAAAGGTAATACGACTCCACAGAAAGTTAAAGTTCGTTAAATCGCTTTAAAATTGCCTTATTTATAATTTTGCATTTTACTAATTTTTTATACTTAACGGCCCTGTCTTGTATAAGATTTGCTATAATTTTTACTTGATTTTAGCTTACTGTTTCGTGTTTTCGAATGTATTCCAGGGCGTTTAACTTTCGGTTTTTTAAGATGAATTTTAGTGTTAGTTTGCTTCGCCATTTAAAATAATTTCTTTGATTTTTTCTACTAAAATTTCGTCTTCGTTAATTAAACTCATTTCGTATTTATCCGCAAAATAACCTTCGATTGAAAACCCCTTAACTTGTCCCAATTTTACTTTATCCCAAATTTCGTCGTTGTTTACTTTCATGGAGATCACCCAAGTTCCCT